CAAACTTCTCACCTAAATAGTAATTGATAGCTTCTGCACGTTCAGATGATAACTGTGCATCGTTGATACCATATGCAATCTGTTCCTCGTTATCTATCTTACTGAGTATTTCTTCGTCTGTCATTTTTTCCATAGTGTACCTTATTTTCGTTCTAGTATTTTGACATTGGTTGGGTCAAACACTACATAATTTAATGTGTTATTTGGGCTGTTTATATTTCTACTTCCTTGGTCTAAATATTTAGAGCCAGGTATTCCTGCCGATTGCATCATTTTAGTAACGTCTTTATTACTTATATTTCCAGTATTTATTTTTGATGAGCCTGGGTTATATCTTTGCATAACTCCAAATAAATCTGAACCAGTAAGTCCAAATATACCTTCACCTCCAGTAAATTCTAATCTTTTTTCTAATGCTGGTTTATATTTTAATGCAAGCTGTTTTACTTCATCTGATTGTTTATATAATGGTTTGTCAAAATCAAGCATTTTAGGTATATATTCATCTGGAATATCTACTTTATATAAACTGCCAGACTCATTTTGAACTTTAAATAGTTCTTGAGCTTTTCTTAAAGCAGAACCATATTCTTCTTTTTGAACTGGAATATAATCAGCACTATTTCCTGCTTGTTTATATAAATTTCCGTCTTCTTTAAAAAATCTAGAATCATCTATAATAAAATCAGTAGGTCTAGGAGGCGTTGGCATAGCTCCTTTATTTGCTCCTTTTGTTGCATAAAATTGAGCTGTTATAGGATTGTCAGCAAAATAAAGCCCGTGACCATATAATTGCGCTCCCTCACCTGTTCCAACTTTACTTGCATCAAATTTACTAAATATATGAGGTGTGCCATGATAAGCTGTTTGACCTAATATTCCACCACCCATAAAATCAAAACCAGTTTGCAGTGCAGATTCAGGATTCATCATCGCCTGGACTCTACCTTGTGCAGCTGTGCCTAATTCATCTACTGCTCCGGATACATTGCCCTGTGTTAGCAATCCTAGCGGAGTACGCATAAACCTATCCTTGTATTCGGATAAGTCTGGGACATATTCTTGGGCTAATAACATTAAACAATTCCTAGGTTTTGATAATGTATCTCTTGATGTTGCCATGTCTCATTAGAGAACTTATCAGCAGATACACATAAATATCTAAATGCGTCAGCACCATGAGAGTATTCATCATGCAGTGGTGCGCCTGGTTCATTCGTTGTTGCATTAATAGAACGTCTATAGTGTTTAAGACACTCTATTAAACGCTCTGTTGATTTATCAAAGTAACAACGATGAAAGTTAATTCGTGCTAGTTTGATACCTGATTCAACATCTAGTCTAGGAACGATACGTACATCCCAACCATGTCGTCTCATAATTTCTTCTGCTGATGTACCATACTTAAAGTCTTTGGTTTGGCCATCATGCGGTAAATACATCTGTCCCCAATTATAGGGTAAGTTCTTAAGTTCAGCAGAGTAGCTATCTAAAGTCCTATGGTCATCTTCTATGTATTTAATAATACGTAAATCTGATACACCTTTTTGGCATAGAATCACTGACATACTGTCATTCCAACCTAAATCCATAACCACATGAACTTTTAACTCTGGGTCATAGGGTACGTTTGTAATACGTTTATTCTCTTGTGCTTCTCTTATTTCGTTAGCATAGATAGCGCCATCAACGGCTGTCTTACATTCACCTTCCCAAATGTTATCGTAATCATCTGAGGTAGCTTTACTGTGTAATCGTTCTGCATCCAATACTTTAGGAAACCATGGATTATCAATCCAGTTGACTTTAACTACCTTGGCATTATCCGGTGTATCTATTACAAATCGTTTGTATGTATCATCTGAATCTAAATCAGGGTTAAATGTAACCCATATTTCTGAGTTAGGTTTCCTAATTGTAGGAATAAGAATATCCCATGACTTCTTACTAACAGTCTGAGCTTCTTCTACCCATACAATGTCTACACCCTCAAATGACTTAATAGATTCTACTGTGTTGTTAGCAAGACCTGTAAAGTTTATCTGGCTACCACTAACACATCTTATTTCATTCTCTAATACTTCATAGTATTGACCAAAACCCATTGCTTGTATTTGGTCTGATAACAGTTGGTGAACTGATTGTTTAATAGAGCGTTGTACTTCCCTAGCACAAAGTATTCTTAACTTATGTTTAATCGCTAATGCTAGTAATGCACGAGCAAATCCCCATGACTTACCACTTCCTCTACCACCATAAGCTACTTTGTATCGGTGTGGTTCATCGAGAAAAGATAGTTTAGCTGGAAACTCTGCTTCAATCTCAATCGACATCGTTTGGTTTAATAAACTTAAGTGTTACGTTTAGAGGGGAATCTTGTCCATCTATTGTACCTAGTTCTGTAGTCGATACTGCTTTTCCGTCTACTCTATCACCAAACTCTTTAATAGCAGATATATCACCATCTTTAGCTTTATTAATCAAAGCCATAGCAATATCGTAGGCTACTTGTCCTTCTGATTGAACATTAATCCTCTTGATTGTTTCTGCATATAACCTATTAGATTTACTAGCATTTTGATTGTTTTTGGGTGCGCCAGCTCCTTCTCGCTTACCACCCCAATTATTTGTTTGTTCTATTTGTTTATCTTCATGTTCCATTTCAACTCCATTTAGGTTGGTTGATTATATTCCATTGGTATTAATAAATTATCTAAAGTAAATGCCCATTCTTCTGCATAGTCACAACGACTATAGTCTGTAAAGCATGGTGTGCCTATTGTAAAGTGAACTAACTTAGCGTTTGGGTTGTAATCGTATTCCCCTACTAACCAGTTCCATTCTTTGGGTATCTCACCAATTAAGTCTATAAACTCATTATCTAGCCATGTTAATCGGTGTAATTCTGCACCTGTAGAGTTCATTATCATCTCAGGTGTGAGTTGTTTGTTTTTAAAGTGTCCACAGTTCCATACCATGACACTCGACCAATTCTTTCTAGGATAGTCTTCGTTCTTATAACCTAGGTATTTAGTCGGGTATTTTGTTTTGTAGTCGTGTTTCACTACTGAGACTGCCGCCAATGGGTCTATAATATCCATTAACTCTTTTATGTCTGCACGACAAAGCATATCGCCATCAACAAAGATAGCGTAACCTTTATAATCACAGAGGTAGGGTACTAAGAACCTACTATATATAAATGCGTTGCTTCCGTCTTTGTGTGTTTCTGTGTAACCTTTTAATGTATTTAGAGCAAGTGGAGTAAAGCTAACTGGTATGGTTGCTTTCTCTATGACACTTTGGCAAAACACATGATAAGCTACAGGTTCTACTACACCATCGTATCCTACGAATATGTTAATCTTTTCTGTTGTGAGCATCTATCCATTATCTCTTTTCTTTGCTCATCGGTCAACTTTGTCCAGTTCATCACTTCTGATACTGTTCTTTTACAACTGATACATTCATCATCTATAACATGGCACTCATAAGTGCATGGGCTTAACACTTCCATCTAGCTCTTGCAGCTTTACCTCTTTCCCCTGTCCATCCTTCTGACCTAGCACAGAATGATTTACGTCTTTTAGCGTCTTTACTACCTGGCTTTACTTTACCTGTTACAGGTGCTTTTAGATTGCTACCTGTTTCTCGGTTGTATTTTGCACGACCTTTAGCTGTTAATCCACCGCCTTTGCTTACAGGTAATTTCTCACCTCTGCCAACTGATAAATTAACATTCTTTTTCATACACAATCACCCACGTCTTTTAACAGGCTTTGCAGTTTTCGCTGCTTGTTTGAAGTCTTTGGCTGTTGGTCTTGTTTTACTTCCAACTGGGGACATTCGTTCTCCACTTCCTGCTTTAATTCTTTTTCGTTTTGCATGGATGTTTGCATAGAGACCTGCCTTTGCCATTATTTTTTCTTCCCATAAGATGTTTTAGTGGTCATCTTTTTACCAGTTTTCTTTGCAGCTTCTTTAGCAGCTTTCATTCCTTTAGCTGTGTAAGCATATTTTTTATTACCGACCATTGGCATAGTTATTTCCTTTTCTTTTTAGATTTACCAGCTTTTGATAGTGCGATTGCGATAGCTTGTTTTTGTGGCTTACCCTCACCGACAAGCATACTAATATTCTTTGATACTGTCTTTTGTGATTTACCTTTTTTAAGTGGCATTTTGTATCCTTGAAAAGATAAAGGCCAGTTGAGAGAGACCGGCCTTTAAAGATGAATAGAAGGATATTCTAGACATACCTTCCCACCCATAATTATACTCTTTTTTATAAATTAGTCAAGTCTTCTACCAACAATAGTTAATAAATTATCAATAGCGTGTTGATATTTTAACTCTACATACATAGGTGGTTTAGTTTTTAGGTGAAAATGATATACGGCCTTAACTTGTTCTGGGTCTAAAGAATGAATAACTGCATTTAATATTTCTACTTTCTTCATCTCTGATGCGTGAAACATTTGCTCAAAAACATCATTAGTAGATTCTCCTCCAGTTGCTAAATAAGACGATTTTTTAGGATAACCAAGCTCTTCTATTTCATGCTTATCACTTCTCATGTATCTAACCCATAAATCTAATAAATGTTTTAGTTCGTCTAGTTGCATATTATTCTCAATCTAATGAATCATAGTAAGTGCCACTGTATGTAACATGACCGCTATATCCAAAACTTTTGCTTGTACCTTGCTCTGCTTTCCTTATTTTTCTATCTTTAATTTTAAATTGCTTTTCTACTTGCTCTGGTGATGGATACATTAATGTAGCTAATAAACATTCGCTTTGTGTTCTAAACAAATAATAACCAGCTCGTCTTAATTTAGTATTAATGATTAAGTTATTCTCTCTCATAACTTTCATAATGTTTGTTAGAGGTGTTTCTTTTATCTTTAATTCTGCGCCTATCTCTTGCATGGTCATTGATGTTCCGTTTAATAAATCTAATATCATGTCTATAACTTCTTGACGTGGATATTTCTTACCATCAACCTCATAATTGTAGTTTAAAAAATCATATTTACTTTTTAAGATAGGTCTTCCACTTTGACTTGCCATCTATTACTCTCCTTATAAAATCCCCATAGCTCGATACGAATACCGGCTTCCCTAACCTTACCTACATTTTCATGCTCAGTAATCTTTTTACGTCTACTAGACATATTGCTTTTAGATGTAACCTGGACTAATAGCACTTCATCTCTACGTATCGCAATAAAGTCTGCAAATCCAAAGCCATCATGCTTTCGTCTACTAAACGGACACCATCGCTCCATCAGCTCGATAGTGTAACCTAATTCACTTAGTCTTTTTCTGGTCTGTTGATTTAGGTTTGTCTTCATTTTTCTTTTTAAAGATTCTATCGAAGTTATCTTCGAATGTTTTTCTATCCGTAAAAGGACGTGGTGAACTACCTTTACCCATTACTTAATCTCCTTCTTAATTAAATCTTTTGGTAAGTTAATATAATCCTCAAATAAACAAGTCGTATAGGGTGCATCTTTGTAATGCTCTTTAACATACTCATTAGCTGCCGCACAGCTTGTAAAGTGTCCTATATATTGTGGACTATCCATTTGCATATAAACTACAAGTACATATTCAAACATTAGAAAAGTCTTTCTTGAGATGTTTCAAGTGTAATTCGATTTACACTTGCATTAAAATAATCTTCATCTAATTCTGAAGCAACTAAACTAAATCCTAAATTATTACAAGCTATGGCATGACTACCTGAACCCAAATGTGTATCTAATATTTTATTACCTTTATCTGCATAATTAGTTAGTAACCATTCATATAATTTAACAGGTTTTTGTGTTGGGTGTATTCTTTCAATATCAGCATTTTGTGGTCTTTGATAATATGTTTTAGCTGATTTGTTAAAATTTGTCCAAGCATATTCACAACTAGCAAAACTTACAGATTCTGGTTGCTCTTTATCCCATATAATAAAACATCTAGTAGGTGGCATATTAAAATAATTAGCACCCCATATAATTTGATTTTTACTTACTCTATAAAGCTCATCAAAATATTCTTGCTTAGGTGGTTCATTGTCCCACTTTTTATTTTTACCTCCGTAATGCCCAAGTCTGCCACTTGAATTAATATCAATTCCATAAGGAGGGTCAACTATAGCTAAATCAAAGTAATTATCAGGATATTTATTCATTAATTGCATACAATCTATATTGTGTAATTCACAACTACCTATGTTAATCATACTCTCTTTTTAATCCAATCTAGCAGTTCGTATTCTGTGCCATACTTTTCTATCCAGGTCTGCTTCCCTGAATGAAATCCATCGTTACCTTGATGATGCTCATGACATAATGGTAAACAATTATCCCAACTGTTACGTTGGCCTTTACCCAATCCTTCTCGGATATGGTGTATGCAAGGTGGAGTGTTAGCATCATAATACTTGCGACAGACTACACAACCAAACTCCACTAGCTTATCAATCCACTGTTGCTCGCTCTTTTTCAAATCCTATTCCTAACGATTTACACCAATTTATAATCTTATCTAAGTAATCATTAAATTCTGATTTAGTTAATGTAGCCGTAGATAATAAATTACCCCCTTCATCTTTTAAATCAAACTTCATACGTAACATATCGTGCAACTGTTCTTGGGTATAACCGGTGGTATCTGATATGCCTTTGTATATAACTCCCCATAATAAACTATTTTGGTCATGGCTTCTAGCACTTTCTTTATCCATGATAATTATGTCATAAACACCTTCATCTAAAGATGTCACCATGGCTAATGTAACTTCAACATAGTTACCACCGCTAGTCACGTGCAGTGTTTTCTTTAGCTTCATATTCCACCTCCATGTTAACTCCGTTTTTCACAAACTTAATAATTGCGCCTTCTTTGTTTTTGATGCGATACGACTTTACATCAAACTCTTTCATCATCTTTTCTACAAACTTGTTTAAGTCCATCATGGTCTCTCCTTATA